TTTCTGTCATGGATATGCGGTCTATACCCTGATGATTATAATTTATTTTATTCTCATTCGGGCGATATAACCAAGATGTTCTATGACGGTATGCTTGATATATTAACAAGCGATGAATACACTTGGCGAGATATATTCAACGGCTATCAGGTCACGAATACGAACGCGAAACTTGAACAGATCAACATTGGCAAGTATGCCGCTTTCCCGAACGTACAATGCACCTCGGTAGGCTCAAAAAACGCTGGTAAAGTCCGTGTTTCGCCGTGTGGCTACCTACTTTGCGATGATATGATAGGCGGTATCGAAGAAGCGTTGAACAAGAATATTCTCGACAAACTTTGGGGCATATATTCCGTTGACGCAAGGCAGAGGAAACTTGACGGTGCGAAAGAATGTCATATTGCGACAAGGTGGTCGGTTCATGATGTGATTGGACGCTTACAAACGGCATTTGAGGGCGATGATAGGGCGTTATTTATCGCAATCCCTGATATTGACCCTGACACGGGTAAATCGAACTTTGCGTATGACGTAGGCGGTTTTTCCGAAGAGTTCTTTCACTCACAAGAGCGTCTTATGGACGATATATCATACCGTTGTCTGTATAAATCCGAGCCGATTGAGCGTGAGGGTCTTTTGTACCACGAAGATGATTTACGGCGTTACATGGACTTGCCACAAGGAGAGCCGGACGCGATTCTGTCTGTATGCGATACCAAGAACAAGGGTACAGACTTTCTTGTTTGCCCCGTATTCTTCGTGTATGGGTCAGATCACTACATGGTTGATTGTGTATGTACCGACAGTTCTGACTATGGCGTTCAGTACGGACGTTTGGCGAACTTGCTCGTTGATAACAAGGCTCAACAATGCGAGTTTGAATCGAACAACGGCGGCGATAGGGTTGCTTATGAGGTTGAATCCAAGATCAAGGAGCTGGGAGCAAGGTGTAATATAACCACGAAGCCGACAGAGACGAACAAGGAGACAAGAATTATCGTCAATGCGGATTGGGTAAAGAAGAACGTGATTTTCAAAGACAAGAGCCTATACACCGTAAAATCGGACTATGGCGTGTTTATGAAATGGCTTTTGAGTTATAGCGTGACGGGTAAGAACGTCCACGATGATGTGCCTGATTGCATGGCGAACTATGCGCTTTACGTTGACCGCAGACTTGGGAGTGTAGCGGTTGTAACGAGCAGATTGTTTTGAGAACGAGGGGAGCAGAAAAAGAATGACAACAGAGAGATACTTGTACCGTATGTGTTGGTTAAGGACGAACATCATGAGCCACAGTAAGGCGGTTGCACAAACAGAGGGTGCGGCTATGAACATGGTTGTTCCGACAGACCGTGAGCCTGTTCAAACGTCTCCGTCTGACAAAATGGGCAAGCTGATGAGCGAATGGGCAGATTATGACACCGAACTCGGAAAGCTCGTCAAGTCATTTCAAGAAATGACCGAGCAAGTCAATTCGATATCGGGGGAATATTCCAGCGCGGTTCTGTATAGGCGGTATTGTTACAAGCAGAACATGAGGGAGATTGAACGTGAAATGAATCTGTCTCGGTCAACATTGTATCGGATTCATCGAGCCGCACTTGCGGAGTTTGAGAAAAAGTATCAGGAAAATTACAAAAAACTTTGATTTTTTGAAAAAAATGACACACTTTGGCACACTTTGGCACACTTTGACACATTGAACCCGATTTTAAGCCTATGTTATGTTAAGTGCGGAATAGTGGAGTTGGAGTAACAAACGGCACTTGTGGAAAAACCATGAGTGCCTTTTTTGCGCGGTGGGATATGGACGTATCGGCTTTAAGCAAACACATTAACCTTGTCGGTCAACTGATAGGGCGAAAGAAAATCCATACAGACGAGACAGAAGTCAACGAGAAGAATATAGCGGCAATCGTTCAACTTGCGCTTGACGGAGATCATGCGGTCAACCGCAATCAGGAAAAATACCTGTTTGACTACGAACGCGGTAAACAACCGATAATTGACAGGACGAAAGAGATACGCCCCGAAATATGCAACATCGTTGTCGAGAACCACGCAAGTGAGATTGTTGATTTTACGGTTGGTTATCAAGCTGGAAATCCGATAAACCTCGTTGCAAGAAGCATAAATCCCGAACTAAAGCACTCTGACAACAGAATTGTCAAGATCAACGAAATGTTTGCCGAGGAAAACAAACAGGCAAAAGACATTGAGTTGTTCCGAAACTTCTCGATATGCGGTGTAGGTTATATGGCGGCAATGCCAAAAGACACACCCGATGTTTACGGCACTTCGCCTTTTGATCTTCTTGTGTTGAATCCGATGAACACGTTTATCGTGTATAGCAATGACGCGTATGAGCGTCCTATGGTTGCGGTAACGTATTCGGTCATGACGAACGGCACACGCAGAGTTACGGCATACACGAACGAGAAGATATACACATTCATGGCTGGTGGACTTGACAAGGTTCAGGTTGTTGATAACCCTATCGGCATGATACCGATAATCGAGTTTTCGGCAAATAGCGACCTTGCCGGATGTTTTGAGAAAGCGTTACCTCTCATGGACGCAATCAACAACATCAATTCCAACCGAGTTGACGATGTAGAGCAATTTGTTCAATCAATCCTTTGGGTTCACAATGCAGAACTCACACAGGAAGAGAAAGACAAGCTCGTCAACGGTGGCATGATACAAACGAAATCCGTTGGTAACGGTCAGGACGCAAAGGTTTCGTATCTCTCTTCTACGCTCAATCAGAACGAGACACAAACCTATGTTGACTACCTTTACGGACAGATTTTGCACATATGCGGTGTTCCGTCACAGGAACTTTCTACGGGTGGCAACACAGGGTCGGCTATGTATCTCTCAAACGGCTATGAACAAGCCGAAAGCAGAGCAAAGGCAATGGAATCCATGTATTCAAGGTCGATGTTGCAACTCGTTGAAGTTATTTTGCGGATTTGCCGTATGTCTCCGATAGTCGATAGTGATGTAAAGTCGCTTGAAACACGGTTTGTTGATGTAGAGTTCAGCAGAGACAGAACCTACGATGTGGCAAGTAGAACAAATAGCCTTGCGACAATGCTGAATATGGGTATCGAGCCGTTACACGCAATGAGGGTTGTTGACCTCTTCAATGACGTTGAAACGGTTTACCACGATAGCATTGATCGAATGAACAAGGTTTTGTTTGAGGGTAGCAAAGAGATTGACAACAAGGTCAATGTCGAAAGCACAAATGCCGGAATCGACATAACTGAAAGCACAATGGGTTCTATGGGCGATGAAATTACGGACAACAACATCAACACTTGATTTTGACGAACTGAATGAGCTGGACGCTGATAAACAGGCGTATAAGGCTGAATTAGAACGGGAACGTGCAAAAACAAGAGTTGGATATGTGCCGATACCTTACCGAGAGTTCTTCGGTAAAATGCACATTGAACCTGAACAAATGGAAGAACGAATAGCACTCGCGCAAGACATTGAACATGAAGTGCTATTTATTTTCGCATATTGGGCGATTAGAGACGATATTGAGGTATCAGCCGAACAACTAAAGGCTGAACTCAAAGAACGGCTCTATGGGGTCATTACGGAGCATACAAAGGTAGATGATTATATCAAGGCTCATCTTGATGAACTTGTAGATCAGATTATCGACACTACCGAGAAATACAATGATGAGATTGCCCAAGACGAAAGCATGGGAGTTCAAAGTTATTGGTTATCAACAGACAGAGCAATGTTGATTTCCGAGAACGAAGCGAACTCGATTGAAAATTACGTTGAATACAGACAGGCGAAGTCACAGGGTTTTACGCACAAGCGGTGGCTGACAGAACTCGACAATAAGGTTCGTGATACACACGCCGAAATCGAGGGAAAAGTTGCGGATATTGACGAACTTTTCAGGGTCGGTACATCGCTTATGAGATTTCCACATGATGTTGAATACGGGGCAGACCCCGAAGAGATTATAAATTGTCGATGTGCCTGTCGGTACGAACCGTAAGGTCAGTTATAAACAAGAGCTTTGTGAAGAACAAGGCTCTTTTTTATATACAACTGTTGGGAGAGAACCCAATAACAAACACATTTGGATAGTCGGAGATGACTTAAAAGCACGAAAGGGAAAGGTAATTGAATATGGCAGAAGAGATCAGGAATGACAACCTTGACGTTGAAACGGGCGCAAACGGCGCGGAATCCGGCAAAGAACTGACCGCAGAAGAAAAGATTGCGGAACTTGAAAAACAGTTAGCCGAAGAGAAGAACGCGAGGGCAGAAGTCGAGAAACGCAACACGAAGCTCAAAGGTACGCTTGACGAGAAGTTAAAGACACTTGGCGATATGACAAAGAAAGAACGCGAACGTATGAGTGCCGAAGAACTTGAACGTCAGGAGATTGAGGAAATCAAGCGACAAAACGAAGAACTCATGAAAGAACGTGAGGTAGTTTCGTGCGAAAAGCGGTTTATCCAGCTTGGTTGCGAGGGCGAACTTGCCGATGAGGGGGCAAGGGCGTTGATTGACCGTGACTTTGACGCTTTATTCACAGTTCTCGGTAAGGTTATCGAGAGCCGCGTGTCGGTGGAAAAAGGCAAATACTTACAGAGTATGCCGAAACCACAGAGTTCGAAAGCAAGTGACACGATTACACAGGAACAATTCAATCGCATGGGTTATAGAGACAGGGTAGCTCTTGCGGAGAAAGACCCTGATTTATATAACAGACTTTCACACTAAAGCAATAGCAATAAAAGATGAGAAAAGGAGTATAAGACTATGGCACAGACAAAACTTGCTAACCTTGTGAATCCACAGGTTATGGCTGATATGATTTCGGCAACACTTCCCAAGAAGATTAAGTTTTCCCCTATCGCAAGGGTGGACGGTACGTTAGAGGGTAGAGCCGGAAACACAATAACAGTTCCCAAGTATATGTATGTCGGAGACGCAGAGGACGTAGCCGAGGGCGTAGCTATGGGTACAACCGTTCTTACCACAACCACAACAACCGCTACGGTTAAAAAGGCTGGTAAGGCACTTGAACTTACAGACGAATCCGTACTTTCAGGCTATGGAGACCCTCTCGGACAGGCGGTTACACAGATCGGTATGTCAATCGCAAGTAAGATTGATAGTGATTGCTACAACGCTCTTCTTGGTGCTGATCTCGTTTATACATCAACATCGGGTGCAATCGGTTACAATCAGGTTGTTCACGCAAATGCAAAGTTTGGCGATGAGAGTGACGCTTCTCTTGCAAAGGTTCTCTTCATTCATCCCGAACAGGAAGAGACACTTCTTCTTGATAGCAACTTCATAAGCAATGACAAGTACAACGCTGACGTTATCATGAACGGACACATCGGTAAGATTGCCGGAGCAGAAGTTGTTAAGTCAAAGAAAGTCCTTAAAGCAACTCACAACCTTTCATCTTCGGGTGCTACGGGCGCACTTAAAATCGTTGCAAGTGGAGCTACGGGCGCACAGGTTAACATCGCTGATGTTGCTGGTATCTATGACGCAACAAACAAGGCTTCCGTTCCTGTTGAGGTTGGCACATACGTTACAACGGCGGCTACGGTTTACTTCTACAATCCTATCGTTATCACAGACGCACAGGACGCAAACGAAGATCCCAAAGCTGACAAGTTTGATGTTATCGACCCCGCTCTCACAATCTACATGAAGAGAGACGTTCAGGTAGAGACAGACCGCGACATTCTGAAAAAGACAACCGTTCTTTCAGGCGATGAGCATTACGTTGCGGTTCTTTCTAACCCCTCAAAGGTTGTTCTTGCAAAGAACCTTGTAGGCTGATAAGCAGAACGCGGAAAGGGAAAGATATGGGTATGTTGTTAAGACGTTACTATGACGAGACATACGCTAACCCTGTTGAAGATAAGAACAAGGGGGTAGCCGTAAAAGCGGTTGCCCCCGAAGTTGAATCTAAACAGGCAGATATAGCCGAGCCGGAAGAGGTAAAGGACACAGAGACGGTAGTTCTTGAAAACCTTAACCTTGTTGAACTTCGTAAACTTGGTAAGGAACACGGAATACCGAAAGCGCACCTTAAAG